AGGAAATCGAGCTTGTCGCCAACGCTGAAATTGTCTTCGGCGGCTTCGATCGTGTCTACGTCACACCCGGAAGCGCACGACGTTTGCCCTCCGGTGTCGCACACTAGCGACCCGCTGAGCAGGTTCGCCGCGCTCCCGTCGTCTCGCTGGAAGTTGATGCTCGCGGTGTTGGCGTCGGTCTCGCAATCGATCTTTTCGACGAGCAGGCCGTAGTCGTCGGTGAACCGCCAGATCGACGGGATGTCTACATCGGTCGTCAGATCGGCCGCGGCGTCGAACAGTGTGAAGCATTGCTGCCAGCGGGAGAGGCTGAAGGTGCCGCCGCCCGTGCAATCGACCCCGCCGGACCCATCGGACGCGAACAACTGGCCGGCGTCGCAAGCCGTCCCGAGTCCCTCGACGGGCAACTCGTCGGCAGCGTTTTCTAGGTGCTCGCTCGCGTGGGTCTCTTCCTCAAGGTCCGCCGTGATGTCCGTTCCGGCGTTGGGCGTCAGGTAGTCAAACGATGCGTCCCCGGTTTCGACCACGACGAAATCGCCAGCCGCCGGGGTGTTGGCGTCGTCGTCCAGCTCATCGGTCCCGACCGCATCAGTCCCGACGGCTCCCGCCGGGGCGTTGCCAAGCTCCTGCAGCATCCAGGCGCCAGCAGCGCTATCGCACGCCGCGCAGTAGGCCAGCACGACCGGCACGTCTTGCCGGATGTCATTGTCGGCGAGGTCCGTGCCGTCCGAGTGCTTGTAGATCGCCAGCGCGCCGACCGAATCGAGGTCGAGACTCGCGGCCCCGGTGTTGGCGGCGGCACTGAAAAGCACCTTCACGAGCAGGTTTGCGCCGTAGGCTGCCAGGGTCGGGGTGCAGGTCCCGACGTAGGTGTCCGAGCCGGTGGAGCTCGTGCAGTAGGTGATCGGCCCTTCAAGCGCCGCGATCTGGGCGGCGGTGAGCTTGCGGGTCGTGCCCGATTGGTTCGCCGGGATCTCATCACCCACGGCGGCCGAGCCGGCTGCGGGCAACTCTGAGATGCGGGTCTGCGCCGGCGCGATGGCACACCAAAGGACCAGCGCCGCGATCCATTTCCAGTTCGGTCTCATTGGTTTAGTCCTCGGTGATGACGATATCGCCCGCTTGGAATTGTGGAGTATCCCCATCGAAGATCGTGCGGGAGTTGGTGAGGGTCGCCCAGTACAGCAGGTTGCCGGAGGTCGCGGCGTCAAAGATCCCGGCCGCCACGACGGTTCCCCAGTTGGCGCTGGATTGCGCGAACTCGATCAGGGTGCCGTTCGACTTCGATCCGCCGGACGCCGCGGGGAAGTTCGTGGCGTTGTTCGTCACGGACTTGCGGGCGTAAGATCCGCCGGTGACCTCCGTTCCGCCGCCTGCGTCGGATGGGGCAACTGTGAATAGAGCCACGTAGAGCGTGGCCGGGGCCGTGTAGGCCGCCGCCCCCAAAACATGGTCGAGGAGTTCGTTTTCGAGGAAATCCGACTTTGATCCGGGCACTGCCGGTATTTAGAGATAGGGCAAAACCCCCTATTGACACCTGGGCGCGCCTGGTGGGACACTGCGGATGAAAGCGGCCCGGCCCGGTGAATCAGACCGGACCGAGCCTCGCAGACCAAAGGAAAGGATACTTCCAATGACCCGCTACCAGAATCTTACACCAGCCGCCAGCGCGGCCCTCGCAAAAATGACCGCCGAACAGAAGGCGGCTTTCGATTCAGAATTTCAGCGTTCAAGAAAATCCACCGGCTTGGCCTACTTATTCTGGTGCTTTGGCCTGCACTACGCCTACCTAGGCAAGTGGGGCCTACAGGTTCTGTTCTGGTGTACGCTTGGCGGCCTGCTCGTCTGGACTATCGTGGACCTGTTTCGCATGAAGGGGCTCGTCGCCGATACCAACGGCGAAAAGGCGATAGAGGTAGCCTCGAAAATCAGGACTTTATTTCTGCTCGCCCTTCTCGCCCTGCCGCTGAGCGCGCAGGCGATAGACCCTGACCCGAGCGAGCCCGGCGCGCAGCAAACAGCAGAGGCCCGCTACCAGATGTCCACATGGGGCCTGATGTCACCGCCCGTAGGTTGGCACTGCGAGGCCGCCCTGCCTGATGTGTATGGCCCGACCTTCGTACGCTGCGAGCCGGACCATCTGCTCATCGAACAGCAAGAGCGCGAGCGCGCGGAATGGTTGGAGTACCGGGAGATGATCCTGGATCAACTTCGCCGTCACCGTTCGCGTCGCTAAAGGCTGATGCCGCGCGGGGATAGCAGGTTCTTGATCCCATCGAACATATCGTCGGTTTCGGTGTCGGAAAGTCTCCGATCCCAGTACGCCATGAAAGCGACCCGACCCGGCCACCATTGTTCAAATCCTGGGTTGACTGACGGTCCCCGGAAGCCGAGATAATGGTCGAAGCCCCCCAGCGGGAAAGCGAGCGAGGAGGTTGCTGTATCGGTTGACTCCCCGGTGCGTCGCAAGTCTGCGCGAGATTGACTTGGCGAACCATCGCGCCGCAAAAAGACCGCATACCAAGTGTTGAGCGAGAACGCGCCAACAACAACGTCTTGGGTGGTATCGCGGAAACGCAGTTGGTTGACGCCCGTAGTTACTACATGCCGCAATAAATATGTGCCATCACTGGAAGCGAAGATTACTCCCTCGTCGTCTGCTGGCTCGTCATCGGCGCGAAACACAAGCATCTGTGTCCAGTCCTCTGCGATGCTGCTGGCTTGGAAGTGGTCGATTGAAGCCCAGTTGTCCGCGCCGTCGAAGTCCAGCCAACCCGGCCCCCAAGCCGGATCGTTTGTATCCGCCCCTGATGTTGATCCAAGCTGGCCGTCCGCGCTACCAACAGTGTCGGCGAATACTTGTCCTGAGCCTTCGCCGAACAGCCAAAGGTGCTGCAATCCATCGGTGACGAAGCTTTGCCGCAGGTTCGCCGTCACAGCCGATACGCCCGCGATCGAAGCCGCCAGCCCGAACTTGCCGCCCAAGTGCGCCTGAACCAGCGACGAGCCGTCGATCAAGGCTTTCGACTCCGGCACGGGCGGGACGAATAGATCAACCAGGGGCTCTTGCGCGAGGTCCACGGCCTTTAGCTCCACCGCGAGCGACCGCCCAACCGTGACCAAGCTCGACCCCAGTACCCGGTAGAATCCAGGGGGTGATACCTTCGCGTTGACGATGCGCTTCAGTGAGACCGTATTGGTCGCGATGAGCGAATCCGACAGTGCCGCGTCGTAGACCGCGACCAGCGCGACGCGGCCCGCTTTCGTCGTGGTGGCCGGAGGGTTGACGCCCAACAGCAGGCCGCCGCTCGGCTCCGCCTCTGGCGTGATCGTGAAATCTTCCTTGTCGCCGCCGTCGATGAACAGAGAAAGCGTCGTGCCGAACAGCCGCAGCGTCGCCATGTACCATTGGCCCGGCACGAGGGTCTGTGTGTGTTGGCTCACCGCGCCGCCAAGTTGGCTGTTGAGTTGGTCTCCGGCGTCGAGAAAGAGCCACGACCGCCCCGTCCCGCCATCTGTTTCCTGTGACAGTAGGACCCGCACGGTACCGTCCGCCGATACACGGAAGATGCAGAACGCCGTGAAGTCCCCGGCGTCAGGGTCCAGCACGAACGGTCCAACGACGCGGTCCCCGTCGGTCGCAAAGTCGAGCCCTTCCGCTACCCAATCAGGATCGTTGGCGTCCGCGCCGGCTGAGCTGCCGAGCTGCCCGTCGTTACCCTCGCCGCTCGTGTCTAGCAGGTCATCGCCCGACCCTTCGTCCATCCGGTAGAGTGCTACCAGATCGTCTGTTATGTGGTCTTCGGCGGCTTGCTCCTGCGACCCGACCGCGGCGAAATGTGTGAGCTTGACGGTGTCGCCGATGTCAATCATGTCGTACCAGCGCGGCGGCACAGCCGAGCGTATCTCTTGCCGCTGCTCGCGCAAAAAGAACATTTTGACGGCCGCTACTGCCGCCATCGCCACATCAGTCCGGATGAACGGGAAGTCACGCCGCAGTATCACGTCTTCGCCAAGCGCCGTTACCTGCCGCGCGTTCGTGATGGTCTTGAGCTGTGTGAGGCTGCCGGCGAAGAAGTTCCCCTTGTAGGGCGCGACCAGCGTCGACGCAACCTCCGATCGCCCGCCGGTCGAGAAGCTGCCCCGCACGATGTCCCCGATTGCGGTGATCTCGGGCGCGCTCTCACTGCCGCTAATCAATGTGTCGGGCGCCGCCATCCCGACCAGCCCGGCGTGTGTGGCGAACACCTGCAGGTTGTAGTTCTCCGCGAACTGGGTCACGACGTCGGCGAGCCGCAGGGTGTCGTCGACCACGACACAGGCCCCCTCGATCCCGTCGGAGGTCATCGCCGCCGCGGCGGTCGTGATCGTGTTGAGGTCCAGGTCGTTCGCGCTGAATCCGTTGAGCCGGAGGAAGAGCGCTAATTGCTCGGCGCCGTTGTCGATCTGGTTGCCGCTCTCGGTTTGATCGTCCGTGATGCCCGACCCGTTCCAGGCGACATGCGGCTCGGAGCCGTCCCCGCCGGTCCGCGGGTCGGCCACGAAATCAATATAGGTGCACTCGATCCCGCCGGGCCCGTCATCGTAATTGATGGTGTAGTCGCCCGAATCCACCAGCACGCCGTAAGCGTAAACCTCGTCAGGTTCAGGCACGCGGCCCTGGCAGGCGACGTACCGCCAGCCCGTCGCCACAACATCGGGGTCGACCAGGTAGGCCGGGATCGCTCCGGCCGCGGAGCTTGCCGCCCCGATCAGCACCGGGATCAGGGCCCGCGGGGTCTCGTCGGGCAGATCCGGATAGAATTCGTCTGTGATCAGCCCCGAGACTGGCCGCAGGAGCCGCGATTGAATCCAGTCCACCGCGGAGATTTGACACACCTGCGGGTCGAGCTGCCACGTTTCGATGCGGCCGACGAACGCCGTCATGATGCTGGACTCGCCGACGTCGGGGTCGATCAGCAGGCCACGCATCGCGCGGTTGCGCCACGCCTCCTCGCCGCGCAGCCGTGAGAATTCACCGTTCGCGTTCGACAACGTCGCGCTCATCGAAGCAGCGCTGTAGCCTTGCGGCACGCGTGAAATCTCCCGCTTGATACCGCCGAACTGGACGACGCGCGGCGGGTAGAGTTTGGCGGGCGTGCGGATGCCTACGCGGCTGTAGCGCCTGGTGCCGCTGTCGAAATCAATCTCGATCAGGATTTCCATTATTCGACAATCAGGGGCTCGCCGCCTTCGGTCGTGATCACGACGTCATCTTCGGTCAGGATCGCGCCGGTGTCGAGATCGGGGAACGTGAACCCGGCGAACACGGAACGCCCCGGCGAATCCTCGACGAACTCCAGGCCCGTGAATTCCGTGATGTCCGGCGACGTGCGGCTCATCAGGTGATCACTCAAGAGCCGGCCATAGAAAACGTCGTCGTCGTCCGGGTCGGGAATGAGCAACAGGCCCGTGCGTTCGCGCTCGAGCGCCACCAGAAAGTTGTTGACGGCTTTGCGGTCCAGGGCGTTGTCGGTCTTGACCGTCGCCGAAAACCGCGAGCGCTGAAACAGATTAGCCCCAATATTCAAATGCCCGTACTCGGTTTCGAGCGATTGGTTCACGGTCTCGGACGGCCAGTCGAGGCCGAGCTGAAACCCTTCAAACGATCGGAGCTCCCCGAGGATCACGAGCCCAACGTCAAACGCAAGCGCCGGGTTGTCGGGGTCGTCGATCGACAGCGACCAGTAGCGCCAGACCTCCAGGGGGAATTCGATCTTCACGGTCCGGCGCCGGTAGGGGATCTCGATCTCGAACTCGCCGCCGTCCGGGTCCGCGGACGACCCGCCGCGCAGTGTGATCGTGGCGGTCTCCGTCAGGGTGTGGGCCACGATCGCACAGCCCGTCACGCGCTTCGCCGACGAGTGGCCGATGAGCAGCTTCTGGCTCGATGCGTCGGTGGTGCGCCAGGCCTCGTAGACCGGTTCGCTCGCGACATTTGTTGCCGGGTGCGCCGACGCCTCGCTGGTGGCCGTGATGGTCGCGCCCGCGAGGGTGCTTTCGGCGATCCGGATGTAGCGTGCGGCCATCTATCGCCCTCTCACGAAGCGGTTCAACGTCGTGGTGATGCCGCCCTCGTTGCGCTCGATGGCGGTCTGGAATTGCTCCACCGAGAAGGACGAGCCGTCGCCCCAGCCGGCTCCCCGCATCTGCTCGACAGCGAAGGCGGTCCGCTCGGTGTTGCGGACGATCCGGTCCAACCTCTCGATCTGCCAAACCCCGTGCTGGCTAATATCGTTGAGCGTTGGTTGGACAAACGCACCTTGTGTTTCCAGCGCGCGGAACACCGGCAAGCCTAAGTCGAACCATTTGTTTCGGAAGTCCTCTACGGCTTTAACGCCGGGTCCGAACCAGACACCTTCCTGGATGTCGGAGAGCTTCTTGCTGATGCCGGAGTCTTGGCCAGCGCCACCCAGGATAATCATTGCGAACCGCGTGTTTTCCTCGATAGCGTTCAGGGTGGTTTCCTGGCGGGCGTTCTGGAAATTGCCGATGATCCCACTAACCATCGAGCCGATCGAGCCGATCGCTCCTAGCGTTCCCATCAACCCGCCGGCGCTGCCTGCCGCGCCACCACCGCCCCCGCCGCCCCCAGTGGGCACGCCAGGCACGGACGGACCGCCGCCGCCGACGCCGGGGAGGCCGCCGCCGAATACGTTGGTCAGGGCCCCGCCGACCCCGCCTGTGATCTTGTTGATCAGGCCGTCGAGCGCCCCCATCACGACGTTGATCCCTTTGGTGATGAAGCCGTCGGGTCCAGTGAAGATGTTGGCCGTGAACGTGTCGAGCAATTGGATTCCTAGCCCCTTGAGTGTCTCGCCCATGTTGCCGAAGTTGAACGTCAGTAGATCGTTTGCCAAGTCATACAGGCCTGTGCGCACATCCCCGAGCACGCCAGCGAAGACGCCGGTTTCGTGTGTGGGCCCGCCCTGTTCCTTCAGCGCTTCCGCGTAGGCTTCCTGCGCGGACTGGAGGTCTTCCACGGGGATCTTCCCGTCTTCGTAGGCCTGCTTTAGGGTGCCTAGCGCAGTGCCGAGTTGCGCGAGTTCCTGCTCTTTGAGCTGCTTCGATTTGATCCCGAGCTGGTCGAATGCTCCCCAGGCTGTATCGGCGCCCGCGCCAACCTCTGGCAGCTTCGGAGACACGATATCGAGAACACCGCCAAGGTCCGATGCGGCAGTCTGCATCCCCCTGGTAGCCGCCTCCATGTCGATGACTGGCTGCTCGACGTCATCGAATGCGCTTTGGAGTGCCGCAACTTTACCGGTGAGGGCTGCTGTCTTCTGGTCGGCGATACCCTCCTCGATCGCGAGGGCGATGATGGCGGCCTGTAGCTTTAGGTCTAGCTTCTCGGCCGTTTTTTCAGCCTCCTCACCTTGTTTTTTCAGCGCCGCGGTCATCTTCGGGGCCGAGCCGGTCGGTGCGCTTACTTTGTCTTGGGCGTCGCCCGTCTTGCCTGTCGCGGTGGTGAGATCGTCGAGCTTGTCTTTGGTCGTGCCGGATTCAGTGCCTGTGTCCGCGAAAGCCTGCTTCACGCGGCCTTGTGCGGCCTCGACGAGCGCCGACACGCCAGGGATTTTGCCGAGCCACCCCAGTAGTGTCTCGATTGTCGTGACGAACACGTTGAACTGCGCAACGAGCGCATCCTTGACGAAATTCCCGAGCGGCGCCAGGACGTTGTTCCAAAGGAATTGCAGGACGGGGACGACGGCGTCCGAGATCAGTAGTTGGATTCCAAGCCAGGTCTCGAACAGGGTTTTCAGGCTCGGGATAACCGTCTGGCCGATGAAGTCCGTCAAGGGCTGCATGAACCCGAGCAGGCCACCCCACAGCTCCCCCATGAACTCGACCGCTGGATTCACGTTGTCGACCAGCAGCATGACGATCGCGTTGAGCGCTCCCACTAGCAGCGTCCCGAGCGGCTCAAGCAGGACAGTCAGGTTGTTGGTGAGCAGGCTGAAGCGATCGCCGAGCGTCAGGGTGTCCTCGGCCATCTTGCTGATAGAGTCGGGGCTGGCGTCGATTGATGCGACAAGCGCGTCGATTTCAAAACGGCCTTCACTCACCGCCCGGGCAAGGTCAACGCCGGCACGGCTACCGAAAGTCTCAAACGAAATCTTGTTCGCTTCCGCCGCGCTACCGGCATTCTTGATCGCATTGATCGTGTCCTGTAGCCCTTCGGTGCTGGACTTCCCCTGTTCTGAGAATTTCTGAAACCCGGTCCGCAAGCCGGACATGATGGCTTCGGTGTTGACGCCCTCCTTCTGCCATTTACCGAACAGCGCGACAGACTGCTCAAAATTAAAGCCCATCTCTCGCATGGGTGCGCCGAACTGAACGACCTTCGTTGCCAGGTTATCCACTCCGACGCCAGTGCTCTGCGCGGTTTTGGCAAGGAAGTCCATCGCGCCGGACTGGTCTCCGGTCGCTACCGACCAATCGCCAAACACGCGGGTGAGGGTTTGGACGTTGCCGCTGAAGCCGAGTGGCAGTCTCTCTAGGTCGAGAAACTGCTTGGTCATTTGCTCAAGCGGTTGGCCGGTCAGACCGAGGTTGGTGTTCAGGTCCGCTAAGGTGGATGACACCTTACCGATGTCTTCGGGGACGCCGACGAACACATTTTTGGCGGATGCGCCCAGCGCCTCGAGGTCTTCCCCGGTCGCGCCAGTGCCGGCGCGAATCGTCCCCATGGCCGCTTCGAAGTCTTTGCCGACACTGAACGCGGCGGCCCCGATCCCGATGATTGCCGTGGTCGCGAGTGCGATGGGGTTGGCCAGCAGGCCGAGCGCCGACGAGGCGAAGGTCCCCAGGCCGCCAAGCGAGTTCTTCACGCCGGCCAAGCCAGACATGAAGTCATCGACCGAGGCCCCGATCGCAATTTTGAGTCCGCCGATTTCCGCCATGGTCTGTCTGTATTTACGCGGCGTTCACCGCGACCGAAACCCGCGGGGCCGCGGCAACCTGCGGTCGAACGCTGTGGCGCTCGCTGGATGGAAACAACAGCAGCAGTCCAGGCTCGGGTTGGATCGAGAGGTTGGCCGCAGGGAAGACGATCGCCGCTCCGGCCGTCAGGTAGTAGCAGCCAGACCAGCGGTTGCTCGCGTCCGCATGGTCGTGCTCGCCGACGACCCCGCCGGGAACCATCACGTTCGCCCAAACACTCAGGTCGTAGTCGTCGGAGCCGCTGACTTCGAGCAGCCGCGCGCGATAGAGCGCCAACAGGTCCGCCGTCGCCGGATGCGTCTGGAGCCGCTTGCGGCCACTCCAGGCAGCCTCGTTCGCCATCGCGAGCGACGACCGCGGGCTCTCGCGCTGCTCGGCCAGGATCGCGGCATAGAGGCTGTCATGCCAGGGGAGAACGCCGTAGCGGAATTGATGGATCATGGGGTCACCGGCGCCGCGTCACGGGCCCGGGTGGTCGCTTCACCGCCGGGCCCGGTTTGGTTTTGACTCTCCGGCCTGCCTGGTAGCGCGCGTGAATCATCCGGGCGATGAACAGCATTTCGTCCGGGGTCTGGGCTTTCGATTCCGACTTGCCGGCGCGCGCGGGCTTGAGCGATGGGATCAGGTCTTCGGGCTTGACGGCCTTGCGCTTGCGCTTGCCGTATTGCGGTTGGGCGTTGTAGAGGGTCGCGGCGACGAACGCGGTCTTCCATAGCTCATGCCTGTCGGCCTCCATCCGCTGCGCCGCGATCGCGTAGAATTCCCGCGGGGTCAGGCTCCAGAATTCACGGTCTCGGAGGCCCCATTCACCAACTGCGGTCGACCAGAACCGGAGTTCGGCTTCTTCCGGCGTTTCGGGTTCGCGCTTCCCGTCGCCTGCGGGGAAGCGCTCGAGTCGTTTTTTGTGGCCCCCGAGGGCTGCGTTTGGATTTCGAGTGCGGCCTGTAGGCGCTCGATGTAGTAGGGCAGTTGCGGGACCGCGATAAGGTCGTCGAGCTTTTCCTCGGTCAATTCGCCCGGGCTGACGAGGCCGATGAACAGCACCTTCGTGAACACGTCCAGCTCGACTTTTGCCTTGGCGAGCAGATCGATCTTGAGTTGCTCGCGGATGCGCTTGACCTTGCCGAATGTGTAAAGCAGCTCGTAGTCGGCGCCGGCAATAGTGACCGGCACGGGCTCGACTGCGGCGAATTCTCGCATGGGGGTAGGGGTCCTTTCGGTTTACGTATTGTTGGCGATCGTGATGCTCGCGGTGATCTTGATCGTGACGTCGGCCTTCAGGTGCTGGTCGGTCGGCGTCTGCGGCTGAAACGCCGTGATGTAGCCGGCGAACGACCAGCGCGCGTTTGTCGTCGATCCAGGGAACTCCAGCCGGAAATTGCGCTGCGTCCGGGCCTGGATGTCGGTCACGAGCGCCACATGAGTCGCGTTAGCCGGATCGTAGAGCACCGTGGCGGTCACTTCGCCGGCGTCGAGCAACGTGCCGGCGTGGCGGCGGTAGTAGTCGGTTTGTGAGTGGTTGGTGATCTCTTCGGTGTCGAGCGAGATCCCCGGCGCCGACAGCTCGAGGACGTCGAGCACGGTGGTGAAGGCCTCCGGCGAGCCGCCGTCCCCGGCCTTCAAAAACGTCTGCAGTGCAAGTCTCTCGGCCATCGTCGTTTCCTTTCGCTGTTGCTGCCGTTATTACGGCTCCTAGGCGGCGTTCACGCTCACGCCGGTCAGATCCCCGATATCGGCCGTCGCGATCGTCAGGCGCGCCGGATTGCCGTTTGCGTCGACCATCGTGCCGCCGTTGAGGTCGATGATTTGCGCCGCCATTGTGACCTCGGTCGCATCAGCTTGGTGGACGCCGGCTGCTCCCGCCGTCAGGCTGAACACCAACGCGGCGGTGCCAGAGCCGGATGCGTAGGTGAGTTGGACGTCTCCGCCGACGCCCGCCAGGTTGATGGTGATCTGCGGGCTGCCGCTGACCGTAACCGCCTTGTCGAAGGTGACGGTGAACTCGATGTCCTCGCCTTCGGTGTACGCCGGGCCGTCCGATCCGGTGTCCTCGACGCTCGCGACGATCGGCTGAGTCGCGATGGTCAGGACGCCGGAAAGCATCGCGGTGAAGTCCGCCGTCAGGTGCTGGTCGGTCGGGGTTCCGGGCTGGAACTGCGTCACGATCGCGGCGAAATCGTAGTTGAGGATCGGGTCGGTGGGGATCCGGATCTTCATGTTGTGGCGCTGGCGGTCGAGCAGCAGCGAGAGCACGCCGTCGGAATCGTCGTGAGTTGCGTCGGCGGGGTCGAACAAAAGCTGGCCGCTCAACTCCCCGGGGTTGATGAGGGTCGGGCGGAACTGCCTGAAGTAGTCGGCCTGGCTGTGGTTGGTGGTCTCTTCGGTATCGACCGTGAGGCCGGGCGGCGTGAACTCCCGCAGTAGCGCGACCTCGGTGAAGACTTCGGGCGAGGCGCCGTCCCCGATCAGTAGCTCGGTCCCGAGTGCAAGGGTTTCGGCCATCAGTTTTTCTCCATCAGCCAGAACCGAAAGCTGAGCGCCCCGTGCCGCGTGATGCCGTCCGGGTCGCGCAACCAGACCGACTGCTCGCGTAGCGCCACGCCGTGAAAGTTGTCGGTCTCAAAATCAATGTGGTCGAGCAGCGGCTTGATCGCCTCCGCGATCACCTGACCTTCCAGGAAGCCGCGATAGCGCGACCAGATGTGGACCGTGTGGAGCAGCTCTTCGCCGTCGCGTGAGTGCGTGCGGAACGGCGCCGGGATGACCTCGCCGATCGTCACATACGGGAAGGTCGCCTCTTGCGGCGGCTCGTCGTACACGCGGCCTCCCGCGATCGACGCGCCCGTCAGGACCGAGTAGACGTGGGCCTGCAGCTCTGTCGTGGCCAGCATTCAGCGATATTTAGCCGTCAGAGGTCTTTGACGGCGTCCTTCGCGTCCGCGGCGAATTTGCCTTTTTGCTGCTGGAGTGCGGGCCTGAGGTAGGGGCGCGCGGGATTGTTGACAGTGCCGTATTCGAGATGGATGGCGTGCGGGGCGTTGGCTGTGACCCTGCCGAAGATCCAATCGTCGCCTTCGGCAACCTCTGCTTTGATGGAGCCGACTAGCTCGCCATCGGCGACCGGCGCATTACTGCG